AGTTTTAGGTACTCCTCAACAACAAATCCCTGCTCCTGAACAACAGAACGTAGAACAGAACGCGGTAGAAAATAGTAATATTGAGCAAAATAAAGTAGAATTAGAAAAAGTACTCAATATGGAACTTTCACTATACATTCCAGATTGGCTAAGACCATACTTAAACAGATACGGCGTAAAACAAGGGGAGTCTTTAAGCAGAAAAGAGCGTGAAGAGTTTGCTGAAAAGGTCTGGAACGAGTTACAAAAGAATTGGAATAGGATCCTAGAATTGTTAGATACTAACAACGCCAGCATTCTCCCTACCACCGTCTTGGCGTTAGTTACTAAATTCCCATCTGAATACAAATCTTCAAGCAAGAAAGTTACATACCAGTCTGGAAATGTAATAGAAGAAACTACTAGAAGTGTTCTATCTAATATATTCGCAGAACTTAGACAAAATTATCTTATACCACTGTTAGACTCTTTCGCTCCAGACCAAGTGTTAGACTTAAGAGTCCTCAGACCGCTGAGTCCAGACGAGTTCGAAAGGTATCAAAATCAATTGAGTAACATAGTACAATTATACAAGTATGCGTATTTGATCTTCTCGTTCGTAAATTTATTTAAGAATAAGAGTTACCAAGAGGTAAACGATACAATGAACCTTAAGGAAGCCAACCCTGAGAAGCTTAAATACCTTCAAGACCTTGTGGACGCTTTTACAAATCTACAGTCTGCAGGTTTCTCGTTACCCTTAATCGTAGATGCTAATAATACGTTGTTGGTCGGGTCGCCTAATGATTTGTTGCCAAACGGCAAGTATTCTGTACTAAGGATAAATGACCTCGACCTCAATAAAACTAATGAAGGGCAATTGAAGGAATTAAAATCGCTCTTGAATTTTGCAAAGAAAGCTTTTGACGATCAATATGGTGCGTTAATTGTTAAAACTACTGTAAGCCCCTCAACCCTCGACATGCAGGTGTTCAAAACTATAACAAAATTACTAGGAATATGCTCGGAAGAGGATGAAATCTGTTTGTACAAGGCGAGGCAAGAGTTATCAGCATTCCCTGAGACACTTAAGGACACGTTCATAGATAATGTTGCAAAGGAAACTGGAAGGAATCCAAAGTACAGAATACAATTAATTAATTTATTCGGTACACTGTTCGCACTTGTTAACTATTACAACTATCTGTCTGAATTAAAGAAAGAAGAACTGATGAACTACGGTATTAGTAAATTAACGCAGAGTGAAGAGGAAAAAGCTAAGAAGATCCTTGAGATGGTAAAGCAGGGCTTCAAGATCTCATAATATTTTTTAACCATTACTCAAACATATGTTTTGGGTGGAAAAATGAATTGGTCAAATTGGGTTAGATCTGAGTTCGACGACTTACATCCAGAGAAGTATGCAAGAGACGCACTACATGACTTTCTATTATTTATAAAAGGTGAAATAGACTATCCAGAAATATCACTAAAACTCGCAGGGGACGAGGCTTGGTCTGACGCCTTCCCACCCCTGAAGAAAGCGTTACACGGGTTAGTCCTTCTAATAAGACATGTAATAAAAGAGAACGGTGTACCAGACGGCACACCTGTACCAGAATATGTTAGGAAAGAAATACTTAAGGAAGCTAAAAAACGCGGAATATTACAAACATTAGAAGAGTGGGCTAACGGCTATGAAGAATCTCAAATTCTGAACATGGGTGACTAAAATGGGTTTTTTTCTGATCTAGCAACAGCGTTACGTTCATCTATTTCTTTCATAGTTATTGCTATGTTTACGATAATATTCGTTGTAGTTTTCGGTCTTCTTGTGTATATTTTCAATATTTTTAACGTTGTACAGTCTAACGTGTCTAAAACTGTTCAGCCTACCAACAATATTTCACATGTAGTCTCCGCAGATATACATACTGCTTACACTAGTTTTGTCCCGTATATAAACTACTGGATGTATGGACTTGGAATAGGCATAGTTGTAGCTCTCATTTTTATTATAGCATTATCAATAAGGGAAGAAGGTGATTAAGAATGCAATTGAAACCGTCCATAACTACGGCAGTAATATTTTTTGCGTTAGCTACAATGTTAGTATTCGTAGCTTTCCCGTTCTTCAACCTTGTAACCAAACAAACTCTCATCATCTCTAACTCTTCTATAATATATACAAATAGCACAAAAGAATCGATACAGATAGCTAATTCTACATTTACCCTAAACCAACCGCAGTATTATTCCCAACAATACAATGTATTGCTAATGTTATACAGCATTATTGCATACCCGTTTTTTGATATTGTAGTGTTCATAATGATTATTGGTCTGGCGTTTATCTACTGGTTTTTAAGGGAAAGATAGCAGAGCGGGAGGAGAAGAGAAAAATCTAATAATTTTTTTAAACAGCTGTTTGAGAGATATATATAATGAGTGCTAATCCTATCTCACAGCAGATAAACCAGTTAATTTCCGAGGGTAAATACCAACAAGCCTTACAGTTAGCCCAACAGAACGGTTTGACTCAAACTGCCCAAAAAATCCAAGCGTTAATATATGTACAACAGGCAATTAATGACGCAGAGAACGGCAACATCAACCAGGCATTAACAGATTTACAAAACGCACAAAAACTAAACCCGAACATTAACTTACAGCCTTATTTCGCTTACATTAACGTTATCCAACTTTTCAATTCTGCAAACGAGGCATTGAAGAACGATGATTATAACACCGCTTTGAGTGACCTAAACCAGGCTCTGCAAATAGCCCAACAATATCCAAACGTAATTAATGTAACGCAAATACAGCAACAAATACAGACAGTGCAGGCACTACAACAGATACAACAGTACATCAATAACGCTAACAGTGAATTGGAAAAAGCAAACTTCGCAGAAGCTTATCAGTACCTCCAGCAGGCACTGCAATTAGCACAACAACATAACATCAGTAACAAGGGGCTTGAAAACGTCACAACAGCTGTTTCTTACTTAGCGAAGATACCTGCGTTCCCGCAACCACCACAGGGAGAAATAACATTACAGAAGTTACAACAATATCTACAATCATTAAAATCGTTCTTCGCCACTGCATCACAGTACGCTACAGAAGCATCACGTTATTACAACAATTTTTCATCTCTTGCAAACGATTACCAACAGTCTGAACAGGTCAGTTCTCAGCTTCTGAATATAGTCAATCTATTAGTTAATGCACAGAATATTGCAGAACAGAACAATAATTCAATGTCTGCAATACAGAGTGCAATAAACCTTATAAAACAGGCTCAGAATCAACTACAGAACGTTAACGCTGACAATACACCATTATCAGGTTTAGCAAGTTCGTTATCCGACACTGTCCAGGAAATGTATACTAAATACACTGCCTACCTGCAAATACTTGAAGATATAAAAAAAGGGCAACAAGAAGCAGAAAGTGGAAATTATTCTGATGCTGTCCAATATCTGCAAGAAGCTTCGCAAATAGCACAACAGAACGATATTAACATAAATTTAACTTTATATATTCAAGGTTTCACGATTTTAGAGGGCTTACAGCAATTACCCCAACCACCTTCAACGCAAACATTTCTTTCTCTTTCTCAATATTTCGACAGCGTGTATCAAATTCTTCAGCAGAACTATCAAGTTTTGGAAAAGGCTTCTAAATATCTTCAAATAAATTTACAGTCAGTCCAAGGTGATATCCAAGACGCAAAGAACATTTCGCAAGCTCTGCAGTTGTTAGCAGAGGCTCAGCAATTGCTTACGCCATCGCAAAACAACACATCGCCGTCCACCAACACTAAAACAATCCTAGCGAATAAAGATAAGATTCTAAGCGATATTTCGCAAGCTCTGCAGTTGTTGAGTGAGAGCGAGAGCTATGATATGCAAAGTTCCGCCAAACAGCTGTTTGAAATCGCACAAAACTACCAGACCCAAGTTCAAACTTATCTGTCAGGGCTTGAGAAGACCCAACAAACGTTAGATGCCTTGAAGACTGTAAACACACTCACAACTCAGAAAGTAAATGCTAATTCCCCATCAGCATATTTCTTGGCTTTAATGAACAACTATACGGAAGCTCTTAGGGTGTTAAAGAACGCAATGTCTTCAGCTATACAAACTAACTCCCTCTTTGAGCAAATAAACGCCACACCGCCATTTGATATGAATCAATTTGAAAAAGAGAATACTGCATTAGAACAGTTTTCTCAATTATTCGGAACTACTGCAAGTGCATATTCCTCTATTGAAAGTTCATTAAACAATCAAAGTAACTTAAGTACCCCCTCGGATTATGTGAAATATTACCAGAATGTAGTTTCTACAATACAGAAGGCAATGCAGAAGATAAATTCACTCAACATTACTGATAACGATGTTGATAAAGTAAGACATCAAATAATCCAATCATTACAGGAAAACGAGACTAACTACTCAGCTCTATTCCATGCCTTTAACATAATAGCTTCTGCAACTACTGAAACTGAAAGACATATACAATATGGACATAGCATGGGTGGAAATTCGGCACAAGCCTTAGCTCAAGCTTACAAGGAAGCGTCACAATACCTTTCTCAGTATCAAGCACTCCAACCTATTGCACAACAATTCGCAAATATGGGCGAATTCTACTCCCTAATTGCACAGGCTAATGATCTTCTTCAGCAAGCACAGAATTCCTCATCTGTTGATGCTAAAATTTCTTCGATGGAACAGGCAAAGGGGTATCTCCAACAAGCACTTCAGTATATTCCGTCGTCAAATTCGCAGGCATACCAAAACATTCAGAATGAGATATCAAATATTAACAAAGCAGTAAGTGTGTTGCAGAATGCACAATCTTTAGAGCAACAAATAAAGAATGCGTTAAGTAACGGGGACTGGGTTTCTGCTTTATATTATTATAATGAATTATTGAAAGCTACACAGGGTACTAATATAAATGATGTGTATAACGACGTATTGAACAATAATTACTTCAAAGCGATACAGGACGTTAATAATAACCCGTCCCTTCAATCACAACAAAAACAGTTCTTGAATAGCCTTATAGCTACCATAGGTATCAATACGTATTACTTGCCTCTGATGAATTCCTCATTACAACAGGCTCATTTACAAGCGTCTTCCTGGGGGCAAGCATTGTCCGAAACGTTCAATTTCGTCCAACAAATGCAACCAGTAGCTACTAATTTGCAGAACGCACTTCAGTACGCCCAAGATGCTGAGAACTTAGCACAATATGTTTCCCCTCAGCTACAACAGAACCTTTCTCAAGTCGTATCACAGATCCAACAGCAATATAACGCAATTGAGGAACAGATACAGAGTGCCGAAAGTAATCCGTTCCTTAACGTGTTTGAAGGTTTTGCTAACACCTTCAATACCGGTTTAAACAATATGATGAATGATATTAACAACTTTATTTATTCGCATTTAGGTAAGAACATTTTCACTGAAATCTTAGCAGGGATCGTCGACGGTGCAATATTTATAGCAATCTCTGCTATTCCTATTGTTGGACAAGTCTTCGATGTAATGGCGACGATATCTTTTGTTTCTAGTACAATATTTGATTTGTTAGCCGGTTCTGCGTCATTCAACGAAACCGTTAATTCTTTCAAACAGATGTTTACAAACCCAACGTCAATAGCAATGATAGTGACACTTATAGTTAATGTAATTGCAACAAGGTTGATAGAACCAGCCAACATAGACAATATTGATTTACTTAAGACTACGGACAGCGTAAAGTCAGTTCTGTCAAAAATTGAGAATACTATAAAGGACAAGGTCGACATATCAAAAATAAGCAATAATGTCACCGATACTGTTAAGAGCGATGTAACTGAATCACCAGACTTCTCAAAAATCAATGACTTGGTAAAAGAGGTAAAGCTAGACAAGCTGGATATTAAGGCACTGAAGGGGGTAGGTAACAAGATAGTAAAGATTGAAGGAGACGCATACGAATTCGTCAGAAGTCACATATCAGATACAAAGATTACGATAGAGACTTATGACATTTTCAAAGATGTAAAAATAAAAGCGTTTGACGGAGCCAGTAAGATTGCAGTAAAGTTAAGCAAAGACCTTGCTGATGATATAAAAGTGGATGTTACGCCAAAACTTATTGACGATGTTGTTGCATCATTTGAAAATGGCAAAGTCAAGCTCACAACGGTTAGCGAAGAAACTATAAAGAACGCTCTTTCTTCAAACGATTTAGCCACAGCTCTGGACACTATCAAGCTTAACCTATCGTCGACTGTCGCCAAACAGCTGTTTGATGATCTCAAAACGGCAGACGGCAACATAGTGAAAATATCCCCAGATGAGGGCATAGCATATGTCGGTGGTAAATTCTACGATGTGTTTTACAAAGACGGCAATATTGCGAAGATGGAAGCGATAGAAGACCCTGTGGCATTAGCTAAACTGGAAAAATTTGCAGAGGACAGTGTAGGTAACTTCGTTACGCTGAATAAAAACGTGATAGAGCAACTATTGAAGAATAACGAAAACTTGCAGAGTATCGAGTACGAGTTAGCAAATAAGCTTACAGGCAACGTTGTAAGAAATGAGTACCTGAAACTTAAAGACGTGTTAGGAAATGAGACAACGTTCACGTCTAAGACTGAGATAAACCCCAACGAAATAAAAACAACTAATGTAATAGAAGGAAAGAATCTGCCTAACATATCTCAAATCATATCTCA